TTAGTTTCCGCGTAAGAATTCTAAGAATGGAGCAAAATCAGAAAAATACAATTGATATAAAATCAAATCGAAACAATATAATAGCTAAAGGTAATAAAAGACAGTTTCTTTCAAAGTTAGAGTTTAAGCAATTAAAGAATCTAAAAAAGAAATGTATCTCTATTATAGATATAAACGATAAAGTGGTTTTAAGTATTCAAGGGTATTACAAATTAAAAAGCGGAAAACAGAATAAAGGGAATAACGGTCAGTTCTGGAAAGCAAAACTAATTGAAGCAGGGATAATTAAAGCAAGACGAGTCCAAGAATTAATTAAAAAATGCGACAAAGAAGAATTTAAAGCTCTTAGAGGATATGATAAATCTTTATTTTATTATAAAGGTGGGGTTTACAGAGAATTAATTTCAGAATTCACGACAACAGAATTTACAAATCCCGCGCCAAAAACAATTAATAGAGAAGTTTTAAGCAGACCATTACAGTATTTAGACTTTGACTTCTGTCATTGGTTATCTATTGTTTAGCTATTAGTTATCATTAAATAAAAATTATTTTAAAAATATTATGGGATAGTTGTGTTTAATTCAAATTAAATGCTTATCTTTGTAGAAGAAAATAACAAGTACAAACAAATATTATAAATCAAAACTATTGCCGTAATTGCTTATATGCAGTGTTAGCGGTTGTTTTTTTATTCACAAACTAATTTTAAAACTATGAAAATTGAAGAAAGAAAAGAAGTTACAGAAGTAAAAATGGTAACTATAGGGCGTAAATGTGATGTTTGCGGAACTATACACGAAGGGAAAGAGCTTCCTGATGAATGGCACTCATTTAATCATCATCATAACGAATGGGGAAATGATAGTATTGATTCTTATGAATATCACGAAGTATGTTCTCCTAAATGTTATTGGGAAAAATTCAAATATTGTGTTGAAGATTTAACAGGATATACTTATGCTAAAGTTGATGAATTTAAAATCCAATTTGCACGGTTGTTGCTTGAAAATAACCGCTAACGTTAATTATTGTACTTATGACAAATAAATAAGCCCTAAAGTTTCAATTTAAGAATGAATAAACAAACACAAAAAACACTTTAAATTAAACCAAAATCTAGCTATAAGTACAATAAATTGTTGTAGGTAGGTTTTTTAAACATCACGGATTATGAAAATAGAAAGAGGTATAGCTTCGTGGACTAATTTAGAATTAAGACTACTGGAGATTTTACAAGAATACGGCGCTAATGAAATGTTGCAACCGAATTGCGTTGAAGAAATAATAAAAGCGGTCGAGGAACTAGCTATAATAACACCTGCTTAACTTAACTACAACGGTTGCGCTTGGTGCAGGTTGCCACCGCAATCGTGAATAGAAATAAAATATTTCTACAACTTGCTCCAAACGCTTGTTACAGGACGGCACTAATTTTTAAAGCAAATAAAATTATGAAATTAACAAGTAAATGCAAAGAAGATTTTGATAACTGGTTTTATGATAATTATCCATATAAGGAATTTTTATTTTATAGTGATAATTTTAAATTTACGTATATTATTGAGTTCTTCGATTCATCTGAGTTTTATGTATGCATAACCCCTGTATTCCCAATAAATAAATACGGATTCTCTTATTCTGTAGATTTAAAATATTATTATGATATTTTTAGCACACGAACCGAAGCAAAAAAGGCAGCTATAATAAAAGCAAATGAAATGTATAATGAAAAACATATATTATGAAATTAAAACTTAAAACAGGATTAGAACATCCACTAAAAGAGGTTGAAAACAAAGGGGTGTTTAGTATTGACGTTTTGATACTTTTCAAAGGAGAATTACACATAGGATATTATGATTTTAAAAATTATCTATGGCTAGATGAAAGTACTGGAGAGAGATTTAATCCTGAATATGAAAATGATTTGCAATGGACATATATACCAGTTAAAAAAAGATGAAATTATGAGAAAATCCAGAACTATTATCTACTCCAACCGCTGTCTTGTAACTATCGGCTAATACCTATAAACGTATTACAAAATGGCTAAAATACTAACAAAAACAAAGGTTATTCGTATATCAGAAAGTCAATTAAAAACGCTTCAAAAAATGAAATCTTATAACATTGATGTGGGTAAATTTATCCGTGAAGCAATAGCTGAAAAAATAAAAAGAGAGTATAAAAATTCAATTCCAAAACCAGAAAAAATAAAATACCCATTTTGAAACCTAGACCATACCAAAAACAAGCAGTAACAGAAATTTTAAACACGCTTCAAGATTCGGAGCGTGTTTGTTACACCCTCGCAACTGGAGGCGGAAAAACTGCTTTATTTTCGTTTCTTACAAAAGAATTTATAGGAGATTCAAACAAAAGAGTTCTTATAATGGCTCACCGTACGGAATTGATACAACAAACTATTAATACGCTTTTCAATATTGGGATGCGTAGCGAGTCCGTTGTGGCTTCAAAGAAGTATTTGAATCATTCAGCGCAAGTATACGTAGCAATGGTGGAAACAATTGCAAACAGATTGAAAAAGAATCCTTATTTTTTACCTAAAATAGATTTGATTATTGTTGATGAATGCCACCTACTTTTTTTTGAAAAGATTTTTGTACATTTCCCGGGCGTTAAAGTTCTCGGAGTTACAGCAACTCCAGCCACAACAATAACCGAAAAAACACTTCGAAAACTTGCAGACGGTTCCGAAATGGAATACAAACAAAAATTTGGACTGCATAAAATATACAAAAAATTAATTGTAGGTTATGGAATTGAAAATCTTATCAATGATGGGAATCTAGTTCCAGAATTAGTTTTTAAAGATACTCAGATAAAAAGGGAAGATTTATCTTTTGACGAAAAAACGAGTGAATTTAAACAAACAAATAACCACGCAAAAAAAATGTGTGCTGTTACGAATTATGAAAAATTTGCATTAGGTAAAAAAACGATAATTTTCACCGCTTCAACAAAAGACAATCTTTCGTTATTGGCAGATTTCAAAGAACGAAATTATGAAAATGTTAGAATTTTTGATTCAGTAAACAAAGAAGAAAGCGGATCCCGTTCAGCGGTTTTAAAATGGTTCGAAACTACTCCAGATGCAATTTTAATAAATACAGGAGTTTTTACCACCGGATTTGATGAACCTACAATTGAATGCGTTATGCTCGCAATGTCTACGGCATCATTATCAAAATACCATCAAATGGTGGGTCGTGGAGGTCGTTCAACAAAAAAGATATTCAAAGACAAATTTTTGCTAATTGATTTAGGCGGAAATGTTGATACCTTTGGAAAATGGAGCGAACCTGTCGATTGGGCGAAACATTTTTATTTAACATCAAAATTGCTTCCAAAAAAAGAAGCGTTAGACAAAATTACTTTTTGCGATAATTGTGATATGATCATTCCTGCAACGGCTGCCGTTTGTCCTTTTTGTGGGCATGAAAAGCCACCGAAATTGATTAAGCTTTCAGAAGATACCGTGCATGTCGCTGAATTGATTTATCCAAGCGGGGAAAAAATTGTAAAATATTGCGAAATGTACGGGAAAGATAAAGGTTTTGCGGTGGAGTTGTTGCTTACGCAGGCGGTAGATCTTTTCATCTATACCGAAACAAACTTGCAAAATGTGGAAGCAACAATACGAAACGGAAATTTCTTTAAAACAATGAAAAGGATTTTAGATGAAGAAATTTTAATAATTCAAAATTCTGGATTGAGCGGGAATTATTCTAAAAATCATATTACTGAGTTAGTCGAGTTGTTGTATAAAGTGTTAAAATAATGTTAAAGTTTTAAAACGTAATACATTAATCGAAAAGAGGTTGTATATTTGTATCAGCAATAAAGCGAAACAAAAACCACATATTATGACAACTTTTGAAAACATACAATTAAATAACGAAGTAGTATTTGAAAATAATAACTTAAGATATACGGGTTTAGTTGTTGAAGTTAAAAAAAATACTTTTACGGTAACTTGTTTAATGTGTTATGATAATAACGGACATAAATCATTTTACAATCAATACTTTAACTTTATGAAAAAGTCAGGTAAAAAAGCAAGTTATAGAAATACTTATGGAAATGCAATTTCTTTTGAAAAATCATTTGAGCAACAAATTAATAACAACTAAATGGCACAAACCTTAAAAACCAACCGCCTCGATAACAGAGGCGGTTCAAAACCAAAAACCTCAACTAAAAAAATGTTCACATTCCGAGTTGAAGAAAAGCACCACGAAATTTTAAAAGAGATCGCAAAATATCTAAACTCGTTAAAATGAAACAAGAATCAAAAATACAACAAGAAATTTTCATCTACTGGCACAATACCCACCCCGAAACGGTGATACATTCCGTACCTAATGGCTTCGGTTTCACAATTCCAGAAACAATACCTATCAGATTTCACGCAGCAATCAGAAAAGCAATTGCAATGGCGGTAAACTTTTCAAAACAAACCGGAATGATTGAAGGAATTTCTGATTTGATTATTCATTTACCGGGTGGTCGTTGTGTTATGGTAGAAGTAAAAAACGAAAAAAACACCCAGTCACCAGCCCAGAAAAAAATTGAAGCTAAAATAAAAGCGATGGGTGGGAATTATATACTTGTTAGGAGTTTAGAGGATTTTAAGGAACAAATGAAGGATTTTTTATGAAAATCCACGGCACAATCCCACCAAACACAATCCTATTAGTAGAATTTTCAACAAATAAATTCAACTCAAAAAGAAAAGTAACTGATTCAAATCACTACATTCAAGATTCTGAAAAGTATCTTTCGAGTATTAAAATAAAAAAAGATGAAATTTTAACAATGAAAGTGATTTCGTATCATGGAAAGTGTTATATTTGAACTTTATAAACATTTAGTAAAAAAATTAACCTAAAAAAAACATCATGAATTACATTAATCAAAAAGAAGTGCATTTAATGGTTTGGGAAGAAAATCCTAAAAAAAGAAACATTAACAATGAAATTAAATTTAATATTTCAGAAAAAACAACAATTGAAATTGGAGACAAAATAAAATGCAATTTAGGCAATGGAAGGTATTCTGTTTATGAAATAATTGAAATTGTTGACGTAAGAAAATCTTCTTTGAAAGGAATGAATTATTACACAGCAAAAACCAAACATTATAATGACTAAACACGACTGCACCCGTAAAATAGAACAAATACGATTTTACAAAACAGATGACGAAGTTTGTAAAATTGTCGGAATTTCGAAGCCTACGCTATATGTTAGGCTTCGAAATTCAAACTGGAAAGTAAGCGAAATTTATTTAATTGAAAGATTGAAATTATGAGCGATTTCAAATACACCCTACGCACCGGATCTAAAAAAGACCTTTGCCCGGCTTGCAATAAAAAGACTTACGTTCCATATATCGAAACCGAAACAGGAAATGAAATTGATGCTGGAAGATGTGACCGCGAGCAACATTGCGGTTACTTCAAAAAACCTGAAAGTAACGAGCCTATTTTTTCTCCAAAGCATGAAGCAATCGAAGTAAAAACCGATTACATCCCGTTGGAAATTTTAGAAAAGCATTTCCTACTGCTAAACGAAAACAACTTCCTGCAATTCCTTCGCTCAAAATACCCAATCGAAAAAGTAAAAGAAGTTGAAAGTTTATATTTTTTGTCTGACTACGGTAGAAGTGTCATTTTTTGGCAAATAGATCAACTTGAAAGGATTCGAAGCGGTAAAATAATGGAATACAATCCAGCTACAGGAAAAAGAGTAAAATACGAAAACGGAAAGTCTGCAATCAATTGGATGCATAAAAAACCTTTCAATTTGAAGCAGTGCCTTTTCGGATTGCATTTATCAAAAGAATATCCAGATAAAGTAATTGGAATAGTTGAAAGTGAAAAGACAGCTGTTATAATGCAAATAAATGAACCTCGTTTGATTTGGATGGCGTGCGGTTCTTTGAATGGTTTTAAAATAGAATATCTAGCACCACTTCGATTAAGAAAAATTATCGGATTTCCAGATAAAGGATGCTTTGAAATTTGGAATCAAACAGCCGAAAAATTAAATGAAATCGGTTTTTCGATTGTAATTAATGATGTTTTAGAAAATAACCCAGTCGCAAAAATTGGCGATGATATAGCGGATTTGATATGATAGATCTACAACTTGAAAAAGTCCTTAACCAAGCAGAAGACTATAAAAATTTCCCTATCGATGTATTTCCAGAACAAGTAACCGCATACATGTATGAACTTCGTGACAAACTTGGTTGCAATCCAAACTATATGGCAGGCGCATTCCTTACAGCTGCTTCAATTTGCATTGGACGCTCAAAGTCTTTGATTATTCGTGACACATGGAGAGAGTGGTGTGTTTTCTGGCCAATAATAATTGGTGACGCTGGAAGCAAAAAAACGCCTTCAACAAGTCCATTTTTAAAACCGATACGCCAAATTGAAAGTGAATTGTATAAAAACTACATCGCTAAAACAAAAGCGCATAGCGAAGACGTAAGCGAAGAAAAACCAACGCAACCACGTTTATATGTCGGAGACGCAACTATCGAAGCATACATACAAATTCATTCTCAAAACTTGAGAGGAGTTGCAATAATCTTAGATGAAATTTCTGGACTTGTTGCGAATTCAGGAAAATATAATAAAGGTTCTGACATTGAAAAGTATCTTTCTGCATTTTCGTATAGTGATATTTCAGCAGCGAGAAAAGGAGTTGGGATGTCGTCAATTTTGTATGACCCTTACCTACCAATTTTTGGAGGAATACAACCAAAGATTTTAACTAATCTAATGACGGACCAGTTAAAAGATAATGGTTTTTGGGATAGGTTTTTGTTTCTTTCTGGAAACTTTCAAACCGGAAAAATGACGAAAGAAGATGTTTCCTCAACTGTTGCAAACGAATATAATTCTTATGTCCAAGGAATGTATGAATTGATTTCTGATACCGAGTATATCAAAGAAAATGGAGATTTGTTTGTTGATTATTACCGTATGAACTCCGAAGCTTCAGAATGCTGGTTTAATTACAATTCAAAAATTGAAGATATGATTTCGGACGGCTCGGAATTATCTGCAAGCACAAAAAGTGCTTATTCAAAAATGGCTACATACTTTGGGCGTTTTATTTTGCTTTTCCATATTTTAGATTCATCTTACATTTACCCATTTCAAAAACTTCAAACAAAAGAAGTTCAAATTGAATCAGTTGAAAAGGCTATTCGTGTGGTGAAATATTTTATGTATCAATATGAATTGATATCTAAAGATGTTTCAGCCGAGAAAGAAGCTAAAAACATACTACAAGACACTAAAAATATGAGTATAAAAGAAAAAGTTCAATTATTGCAGTCAAAAAGTCCGGAAATGTCGCAAAGGAATATCGCAAAAACATTTGGAATTAGTGTAAGCACAGTTAATAAATATTTAAACTTATGAAATACAAAATAGAACATCGAAAGATTGACAAGAATTTTAAGTTTATATTAGTATCACAATTTAACTCAATAAGGAAAATAGTGCTTTGCTATCTTAATGAAAAAATATCAAAAATACCTGAAGATGTAGGTATATGGAAAGAAAAAACTCGTAAATAGCGGGTTTTTTTGTTCTTACTAATTCTTACAAATATTTTGTTAAAAATACGTAAAAACCCCAATAAATAAAAAAATAGTGTTCGCTTATTTTTCTTACAATATGTTTGTAAAGTATTGAAATACAATAAGTTAAATATACTGTTCTTGTTCGAACACGAACACTAACGCAATTACAAAACTTTAAAAATTCCTACAATAATATATTATATATGTAAGAAATATAATGTTAATATTATTATACTATATATAGATACTTTATTAATAAAAGTAAAAATGTAAAATAATATTCAAAATTGCGTTCGGCGAACGAACAAGTTTTTAATAATTGGTAATCAATAACTTATAAAGTTTTTGTAAGAAAAGTAAGCGAACAAAAAAAACAGCAAAACAAATAAATCAAAACAAAAGTGTTCATTTTACGAATATTTGAACTATATTTGCAGTAATAAACTATAAAAATAAAAAAAATGGAATTAATTGACCTAAGTGATTGTGTAATTGACAACGATATGTTTTTAAAAAAATCATCTTTAAAGGCTTTTCTTTTAACAAAAGTAAATTACGATGTAAAAAAGATTTCGATTAAATTAAACATGCCTATTTCAGATGTGAAGGAATGGATAGTGGAATTAACCACTGTAAAGTTTGATGAAAAAATGAAAATCGAAGAAAAAGTAAGATTGTTTAAAAAAAATAATACACAATGTTCTCAAAGAGATATTGCTAAACATTTTAAAATTGCACCGTCAAGTGTAAATAAATATCTTAAAAACTTGCAGTAATAAAAATTTTGTTTACATTTGCTAAACAATAAACAATCAGAATCAGGGATTGATCGGAATCACAAAATTTAATCCCTTACGTGCCAAAGCTGATTCCTTTGGATTTCGTAGGGGATATTTTTTAAAAAGTAAAAAGATGGAATTAGCAGAAGTTAAAAAGCATTTTGAGAATGCGGTAAAAATTAAGGATCATGCTGGGGATGAAGGATTTGTTGAATTGGAAAAGATTAGATTGTCAAATGATGGGGTAAATGCTTTTATTCAAAACCCGTTTAAAAAAAATTGGTTGGTTTTATGGCATAACAAAAAAGGCTTCGCAAAAATACTAACAACAAAAGAACCTTCGTTTTCAATAACAAAATACCAAATTCGTCAATTGACAGATCCAAAAGTTAAAGAATGGTTTCCGGAGGTTTTTGAAGTGAAGTTAGAAGTTGGGAAGTGGTATAATTTTAAAAATGGAGCAGCATTGTTTAATTACCAAGAAAATGGTAAAATATATGGTTTTTTATATAAAAATTGGCACATAACAGATAGTTGGACTTGGGAAGGAACAAAAAATGTGTTTGAAGCCACCAACGAAGAAGTTTTTGAAGCTTTGAAAAATGAAGCGGTTAAGATGGGTTTTGTTGAGGGTAATATTATTAAAAATATTGAGACAGAAAAAAAATGTTTCCTTGAATTATCAGAAAATGGATTTCTTTTGTTTGATGAAAAAACTTTAAACTTTGGTAATCAAGTAATTTTCTTAAACGGAACTTGGGCTAAAGTATATAAAAAATTATAGATTAGGTTGTTTTTTAGCCGTCTCGGAAACGGGGCGGTTTTTTAAATTGAAATAGATATGCATCCAACACGAATATTTAGAACACCAGACGAATTAGAACAAGCTTGGAAACTTTACAAGGAATCACTTGAAAAGCAAGAAGAATGGTTTAAAGTTCAGTATGTAGGTAAAGAAGGGGAAAGAGTAACAGACGCCTTTAAATTACCTTACACTTTTGACGGATTTGAAGTTTTTTGTTATGAAAATTACGGTTGTGTTGAACAATATTTTAAAAATGCAGGCGGTCTTTATAATGACTTTATCCCCCTCTGTTCGCATATAAAAAAAGAAATTAGATCTAATCAAATCACAGGTGGCTTGCTCGGAGTTTATAATCCAAGTATTACTCAACGTTTAAATAACCTTGTTGAAAAAGTTGAAGACGTTACGCCGCAGGATCCTAAAAAAATAATCATAAAAGTAAATAGACGTGAAGATACTAATTCTTAAACACTCGATTTTATTCCTACGAATAGACACTGATAGCGATTCAGTAAAATGTTTTTTTATGTTTTTCATCAGTTGGAACTGCTTTAAACTTGAAAAGCAAATTTTTGATTTAAACATTCTAAACATGTCTCAGATAAAAGAATTTTACAAAATAGCTGCCAATGAATATTCCGGAAAGTATAGAATTTGAAGCAGGGGTATTTAATGAAATATACCACGAAATAAGCGAAGCGTACGACAATGAAGATGTACGATTCATTTTTATTTATGGAGGATCTTCAAGTTCAAAATCTTATTCGCAGGTCCAGAAATCCATTACTTACATGATGGAAGGAACTGACAACAATTCTTTGATATTTCGAAAGTTTTCCACTGATATTGATAATTCTATTTTTCAAGATTTCAAAACTATTATTTCAGATTGGGGTTTAAATGATTACTTCAAAATTCAAAAGCATTATATCGAATGTAAGTTAACCGGATCTTTTACCGTGTTCAAAGGATTAGATGATTCAGAAAAAATTAAAGGTCTTTCTGGATTCAAAAAGATTATAATGGAAGAGTTTAACCAGTTTGAATATGCAGACTTTAAACAAGCCAAAAAGCGTTTGCGTGGAATGACCGGACAGCAAATTATCGGAATATTTAACCCGGTATCGGAATTATCATTTATTAAAACAGAAATTTTTGACAATGAAATATTTACAGACTTACCTAGCAAAATACAATCAAAGCAAATCAATTCAACAGGCGACACAATTATACTTAGGACTTGTTATCTTGATAATATTTGGATTGTCGGTGATGGGGCTGGCGGTGGCTTTATTGATAAGCATGTTATAGCTGATTTTGAACGCGACAAAGTGAATGATATAAATTATTACAATATTTACGCTCTCGGTCACTGGGGTAAACTTCGAACTGGAGGAGAATTTTTAAAACAATTCAAAACAGAAAAGCACGTTTCGAATTATCCTTACGAAGAAAGTTTACCGATTCACATTACATTTGATGAAAACGTGCTGCCGTACTTAACGTGCAACATATTCCAGTTAAATAACGGATTTCTTAGACAGATTGATGAGATTATGTTGAAAGATCCACTTAACACTTTGAAAGATACTTGTGAGGAATTTATGAAGCGTTACGGATCAAATAGACAGGGATTATTTATTTATGGTGATGCAACATCAAAAAAGCAAGATACTAAACTCCAGAAAGGACAAAACTTTTATTTACTAATAAAGGGTTATTTATCAAAAAATAAACCTATCTTTAGAGTTCCAAAGAGTAATCCGTCTGTGATAATGTCAAGGAATTTCACCAACGACTTATTGGCTGGTTTAATTGATGGAGTTGAGATTGGGTTTGATTCGAAGTGTAGAAATTCAATTAATGATTATCAGTATTGTACAGAAGATGAAGAAGGGAAGGTTAATAAAAAAGTTATTAAAGACAAGGTTACTGGGCAAAGTTACCAAGAATATGGGCATGCGTGTGATACATTGCGGTATATTGTAACAGCGATGTTTTTAGATAAATATAAAAAATTTATGAAGGGATGATAACTATTGTGCCGATAAGAAAAAAACCTATAATGATAATAATTACTATTTTTGAAAATAGATATTATCATTATCATTTAAATGATTTATCAACAAAAAATAAACAATGTGATATTGGTGTATGGAAAATAAAATACAAAAAAAAGGAATTACTACAAAGTTAGTAGATAGGTATATTCAAGAATTATTTAATAAAGGAATTACCTATGTTTATGAAGGTAGAAACACAAAAAAAGCAAATGAATTAACTAATTATTGTATGAAAGTTTTTGTAAAAAGAATGCAATCAGAACATTCTGAAACTATATACAAATGGGATTATGTTTCTGAATGTGGTTTTAATTCTTATAAAGTTGAATTAGGATGATCTTCGGAATAACTCTAAAACATTTCGCACGCTTACAATCACAAGGCGACAAAGTAAAATCTAATTTCTGGAACAATCTACTTCGTTTTAATTTTTCAAATAAGAAGTTCAAAACAAATAATATTGAAGATTTACTTTTCGCTGATTTTGTAGATGCAGAAAGATTTGTTGAAGAACAAAATTATTATGATTTTTGTCGTATATTTGTGAAGTCGAAAAAGATTTATATTCACAATATGGCTTCAATTTTGATTGATTACCAGTCACAAAAAGAAAAGTTATATGAAAATTATCCATATATTTTCAATCCTCCGAAATATGGAGAGCCAGAAAAAGAAACGATTGGAAGCGAATTAAGAAAAGAATTTGTTCAAGAGTTCGGTAACTGGGTAATACTTACAGATGTGATTTGTTCGAAACAAAATGTAAGTTTCAAAGAAGTTGAAAAATGGAAGGTAAGCGAATTTTTATTCTGGGCAAATTATTTTAGTGGTCAAAAAATTGTAGAAAATGTTAAATAAAGGAATTATGAAAAAAACAATTATTTACACAGTATTTATTTTAGCGTTAGTTTTATTTTCATCATGTATGGAATCTAAAACCGAAGGATTGTCTGGTATTGGAAACGTACAAGTTATAGAAGTTAGTGGGTGTGAATATGTAATTTATCAAGGATCTTCTCAAGGAGGAATAATTCACAAGCAGAATTGTAAATACCACTCTAACAATGTCAAATAAAATCTCACAACTATTAACGCACATCGTATCAATTTACGATGCTATGCCTTTGATTAACACCATCGTTTTTAAAGATGATGATGTTTTAGATGTTGAGAAAGAAAACGTTTATCCTTTGGTCTCGATTCAATTATTAACAAGTCCAGCACCATTCGACGAGCATAGAGAATATTCATTAAGATTTGAAATATTAAACCAGCGAGACGATAAGAAAGTTGCTACACCAAGCAAATTAATGTCTGATACAAACTATATCGACAACATCGGCATTTGTGATAGTATCGCAAATAATTTCGTTTTGGAGATTTTAAAAACGCATAACGATTTAGATATTAATATCATTGATGATGGAGTTTCGGAATTCGAGCCAATTCGAAAAGATGAAAGAAATTGTTTAGATGGGGTAAGGTTTGAGGTTACATTTTCAATGCATCAGAATAGTATATAAAAAAAAACAACAATATGAAACCAATAAATTTTAAAGAATCGACTATTGAATTAAAAAAACCATCTTCAATGACAGATGAAGAATGTTCAAGTCTTTTTATTTATCAATCAATAGATGGTGATTGCGTATCTTGCTGGACAGTTCCTTTTTGGAAAAGATTACAATTTTTGTTTCACGGTAAAATATGGCTTGGAGTTCATTCTGGAAAAACACAACCTCCAGTTTGGTTGGATTGTACAAAAACTGTTTTTGTTGAGTAATGCCATATAGCGATGCTGAAATAAGAGAGTACATTAGAAAGGTAGTTCGTGAAGCAAAGGACACGGCAAATGTTGATACGGGATTTTTGAAGCGATCCATTAAAGGCGATTTGATTGGACGGAATAAATCAGTTGAGTTTCGAGAAATATTTTACGGAGCTTATAATAATAACTCTCGATTAGTTCAGATTGCAGAAAGAATAATGCCAAAGGATTTACAGTGGAAAGTAATTTTCGTAGATGAAGAAGGAACGGAAACAAACATTGAAGGAACAACCCGTACAGGGAGAAAGGTTTCAAGAAAACAAATTACCAGCGAAAACGTTTCAACTTCAAAAATAAAAGCGTTAATTGCATCAATAAAAGCAAATGGCAAAGAGACTGACGATACAGGAAAAACAAGTAAGGAAACTGATAACTGAACGCCTTAACGAGTTAGGCAGAAAGATAACGGTTACATCTTCAAGAAATTCAAAAGTGAGTAAATTACAAAAAGCTCACCTTCGAGATTCAGCAAATTATAAAGTGAAGCCTTTCGATACATTGACAGTTGCGCAGTTCAGATACGGAAAATGGAACACGCCAAAAGGACAACCAACACCGGCAGACAGAAGTAATATTAAAAATACTCCATTGCGTAATGCAATTGAAGAGTTTGTAAATGAAGAAACAAAAATTTTCGTTAAAGATATGGTTGATTTGTTGAAAAGTCCGATAGTAAAAAAATAAGTAATTATGAAAATATTAATAGGTTTTATAGCTGCGCTATTGGTTGCTTTGTTGTTTAAAAACATATATGCTAATTGGATTAATTTTGACTTTTTAGGAGGGTGGTTTTCATGTGTGGTTTTTTATTCGATTGCATATAAAATAAAACTAAAAAAATGATAAACGAAGCCTACGAAAAGTTAATAGAACCTAAAAACATTCGAAGTCATTTCAAGTCAATTGAAGAATTTGAAAGCTGGTTAGAAACTGGAACTATCGAGGATTTGAAATGTACGTTAAAGGCTTTTGAAGATGCTGAAATGTATGAAGATTGTGTAATAATTAATAACCTTGTGAAGAAGCATGGCACTAGCAACACCGACATTAACTAATATCGATTCCAAAGCGAAAATATTTCTCGCTCAATCTCCAGTCCATTTTAACCTACAAAATGAATTAGGAAATAATTCCATACAATCGGCAACAATTGAAGTTTATATTTGGAGAGGTTTTCAGCAAGCCGATTTACCACTATCTCCAAATATTGTTTTTAATAATGTAAAAAAGATTTCACCACAAGATAATTACATCGCAATTGAATTGCATAATGAAATAAAAGCGTTCATCACTTCCAGCAACCTAAATAAAAATAATCCACAATGGGCATATAATACAACCTCAGTACCTACAACCGCAGGCGAAGGGGTTTATTTTCATATCGTTTATAAAGTCGATGAAGAAAGCGTTAAGCAGTTAGGGACTTATTTCGCTACTTCTGGCTATCGTTACAACTTCGAACAAAAAGGCGGTGCTTATACGGGTTATGATGATGTTGAAACGTTAAGAAAATACGCTTTTGGAATCAATTACGACAAGTCAACAATCAACAGGACCACATCAGTGTCCACCTCTCAATCTGGAGCAGGTGCAAATGGAATGATTACGCAACAATCATTAAATCCAAGTGCAAGAAATAAACAAACGGGCGTATCTTGTTTGATTGCTTACGTTAATAGATTGGGTTTATGGGACACTTTTACGCCTTTTGGTAAATTTGTTGAGTCAATAGATACTAAAAGAGACGAGTTTTCAAGTTCATTTCGTAATCCTTTGAATGTAAATAGCCAAATCCAGCACTTAAAACAGACAGGCGCACCACGTGGAGTTAGAAAATTCCAAGTTAATACGGGTTTAATTGATGAAAATAATAATTATCAAGTGCGTGAAATCCTTCAAAGTTCAAAAGTTTACTTGGTTATTTTTGGAGACGATGTTTATCAGTCGATTCAAACAGGAATTACAGTTGATAGTACGGTAGTCACGGTTGATAACACGACTATTACAGTTGATAGCGATGTAGTGACTGAGGCGAATTTAGGATTCTATTCGAAGTTTACGCAAATACCAGTAAAAAATTCAACAACAAACTTTTTAAAGAAAACAAGATTGAACGATAAAAGCTCTATTTCTTATAATTTGGAATTTGAAGAAACAAACAATTTTATAAACTCGATTTTGTAATGGTTCAATTATACATCAAACACACCGACAATAATTATTATCTTCTCGATTTGGAAGAGTCCGAGTCGATTAACTATAAATTGACGGTAAAAGATTTAAACGATATTACAAAAATATTTTCTCCTTTTACCCAATCATTCAATATTAAAGCAACCGACAAAAATAAAATTCTTTGCGGGTTTGTCGGTAATGAAAAAATACTAAGAGCAAATAATACAGGTGAATTTGATTCGATGATTTATATTTCTGGATTTTTATTTCAATCCGGTAAACTTTCATTTGAAGAAATTGATTATGAGTTTTTAGATCAGAAAACATTTAAAACAAATTTCGCAAGTAACTTAACAAGTCTTACAGACAAGTTAGGCGATTTGACTATACAACAACTTTTCCAAGATGAAAACAAAGCGTTTGATCCTTTGGTAAAAACGCAATGGAATAAAAATATTTTAAAAGACAGATTGCAGTCGATTAAAAATATCACACTTGCAAATGGAATAAATTTTAAATGGGGCATCCCTTTTATTTCAAATATAAGAACGTGGATTTATGATCCTGCTAATTTAAGCGTAGTTGATAATATCGCATACAAAACCACTAAAAATGTTTTGGATGTAAATTTTGTTAGTCTATTTGAAACAAGACCGGCAGTAACATATATGACAATAATGAATCATTTATTATTGAAAATAGGAACTCCGGTTATTTGTCCAGTATTCGAAAAGCCAGAAGTAAAAGATTTATTTGTTTGGTGTAATTCCGAAAGTTTAATTACACCCGATGCAGAATCATATCCATTGATAAACTACACACCGCCAATTGTTGGGTCGAGATACGACACGAAAGAAGACAACAATGCGGTAAACCTCCCGTCATTAGCAAATGTGAAATGGCAGGTTACAGGCGACTTTGTAAATGGAGTTTTTAAAATAAAAAGGAATACTGCAACTTCTGGAGAACAGGGTGGATGGAGTGACGGCTTCGATGTAAATTTGATTTTCAATAATCTTGTTTCATTAGAAACAAGTCCAGAAACTAAAATGAAAGTAGTGCTTAGAAATAACACTACAGGAATTATTTTGGATAGTCAAGAAATTACAACGAACAAATATACCTTTAGAATTATCGACACAAGAAGTCTTAACCCCACGATGTTAGACAGCAACGGTGAAATATATTTGAAGTTTGAAATACTACCAGTTACTTTAGTCAATTGGAGCCGAATTGATTTTCAGACAATACAAAAGTTTGCTTATACAAGAAGGGTTGGTTTAGCGAATAGAACCGCTAGGGGTACGTATTCGCATACGGCAGCTAATAATACGTTATCAACTTCACTAGGAGGAAATGAATTAAATCTTATTTCTATTCTACCAAAAATGAAGTGCGTGGATTTTTTGAAAAGTTTTTTTAACACTTTTAATATTTCGGTTATTGCAACTGGGTTAAACGATCAATCAATGTATTGGTTAACTCCTTCCGATATTCAAGAAGTAAATAAACCATATTCCAAAAGAATTGTTGATTATACGGCTTATGTCGATGTAGCGACATTATCAAAGAAAAAAGCAAATAACTACAATCAGTATGTTTTCAATCATTTTGCTTCGAAATATTATGATGCTGTTTATGGTGACGGCACTCGTTTTGGTTCGTTATCATATCCGGCAATTGCACCGGCTAAGCCTACGAAGTTTGAAGTAAAAACGGAATACTCAATATTGAAACAAGCTACTACTTTCAATCATCCAAGCACTGCAAAAACTTGTTTAGGATTCACTAAAGATGCGCCTACAGTTTTAGATAACGGGGGGAATAGATATAAGCCAGTTTATGAAGAAATGACTTTGTTTTATTTGCAGCCGAAAAGTTTAGGATTGAATACTTTGGCAGTGGAATATACTGAAACGGCAAATAATCAGTTGTTTTCAGTTCTGGAAGCATCATTTAAAAATTCATTTAATGGAAAAATATTAGGGTTTGGAGCTGATGGAGTTGATACAGATAGTTTGTATTTGAATTATTATAAAACTTTTATTGAGTTGCTTTTAGAGCCTAATACTTATAAATCAGAATTTACTCTAACGTTACCTCCAAACGAAATATTTTTAAACTTTGCAAATTTGAATCAAGGCGAAAGTAATATACCGACTGGATTTAGACCACAAAATGAAATAATAATAGGTGAACAAAGGTATAGCTTGCAAGATTGCACAATTGATTTGACTACAGGAAAAGCGAAATTAACACAACTGAATTTTTAGCCATGGCACAAGAAGAAGAAAGAGTAAAGATTATATTTGACACGAACGCAAAACAGGCTGCAAGTGATACAAATAAACTAGGTGCGTCAATTGATAACGCTACGAATGCTACGAACGAAAATAACGATGCAGTATCACAAGGTAACGCAGCGTACAAAACTTTCAAAACACAGCTTAGAGAAGCAAACCAAGAACTTCAAAAGCAAATACAACTTACTGGAGAAAGTTCTACAGAAACTATTAAGGCAGCCAAAGCAGTAGCGGACTTAAAAGACCAAATGGGTTTTGCTTCTGATTTAGCAGACAGTTTCAATCCAGATCAGAAAATGAAAGCATTAGGAGCCGCAACACGCGTAGCTGCTACAGGAGTTCAAGGCGTAACCGCTGGCATGGCATTATTTGGAGACCAATCGGAAGATACTCAAAAAACGTTATTAAAAGTACAAGCTGCAATGGCGTTTTCAGATGCAATAAGCGGACTTTCTGACTTAGGTGATCAATGGCAGTTATTGAAAACTACTATTTCTGCTTCAAGCATTGCTACAAAAGCCAATACGGCTGCAACCGGAGCGGCCGCAATTGTACAGAATTTGTTTACCGGTTCAGTTAACACAAGTTCAGCAGGATTCAAAGCTTTGAAAATAGCAATTGCAGGAACTGGAATTGGTTTGTTAGTCGTTGGACTTGCACTTGTAGTGACAAATTTTAGTAAGATAAAAGACGTTGTTTTAAAAGTAGTTCCTGGTCTTGCAATGGTTGGAAAATTTATTGGTTCAATTGTAGATTCTGTTACGGATTTTGTAGGCGTGACAAGCGAAGCCGATAAAGCAGCAGATAAGCTAAAAGCGAATGCAGAAAAAAGAAGTAAGGACATTGACAGAATATTAAAAGAGGATGGATCCAGATATTCCGAAAGTGCTAAAAAGAAAATGGCAATCGATAAGCAACTGCAAGATGATATTGCAGAAGGAACTTATAACGAACAAAAATTAAGAAAAGAAGCTGCATTTGCAATTGCTGAAATTGACAGAGAAAATGCGGAAAATACAAGAAAAAAAGCACAAGAAAATGCGGAAAAGTTAGCGCAAGATGCCGAACAAAGAAACGCAAAAGCCAAAGAAAAAAGAGATAGAGAGCGAGAAGAAGAAAAAAAGCGACGCGAAGAAGATACGGCTGCATTAAATCAGTTTCAAATTGATACTTTCAATGCTGAGTTAGCTAATAAAATCCTTCAAGATGAGCAGCAAATTGAAAGATTAAATAACATTACTGCACAAGTTGAAAAGATTGAAGAAGATTCTGCAAACAGAAGGATTGACATCGAGCAAAAAATGGCAGACCAAAAGGCAACTATTCAAGAAGGTCAGTTAAATTTAGCAGATGCAGCGGTAGGATTCCTTTCAAGGATTGCAGGAAAAAACAAAACCTTACAAAAAGCTGCTATTATTGCGGAAAGTGCGTTAGGAATTGGAAAATCTGTAATCGCAACGAATGCTTCAAATGTAGCAGCAACGGCAGAAGGTGCAGCGTTAGCGATTCCAACCGCTGGGGCATCGGTAGCAGCAGCAGCAGGATTAGTAACAACAAACTATGTTACTTTAGGTTTGGGAGTAGCCGGAAACATTGCAGCAACTGCAAAAGCATTGCAGGCATTGGGCGGTGGTTCTGCTCCAAGTGCCGGCGGAGTTTCGGGTGGTGGAGTTCGAGGTTCAGCACCTCCAGCGGTAGCGTTCAACAATACGGCCGAGAATCAAATTGGTCAATCAGTAGCTAAAACGCAAAGCGATCAGCCACCTTTAAAAGTGTATGTGTCAGAAAGTGATATTTCAGATGCTCAAAATAATGTTAAAGTTCTTGTTAATAAGAATGTTTTTCCTTAGGTTTGCTTTGTTAAAACAAAATACATATTTGGTTAAACGTATGAAGTAGTACGTACTAATAAAAACCTAAAGCACCTTTAAACGGGTGCTTTTTTAATTTAAAAAACATTATGGAATCACAAGAAATTTTTCAGACTATTACAATGAAAACAGAAAGTATAAACGAAGGCACTTTCTTATTACTAAGAGAGCTATTTACTAAATACTATTTTCAATTTTTGTCAACCGCAGAAGAACAAGATTATAGATCAATGCACATATTAGAGTTCAAAGCGAATTTTTCATCTTTAAAAGAAATGTTTGAATTTAATAAAGAACTAGAAAAAATACTAATATAATTTTTTATTAAACAAATAATAACTATATTTGTTTTCAGTAAATCGTGTGAAGTTGCACGAAGCAAAAATTTAGCCATTTTGAAAATTAAACTAAAAGAACTAAAAAGCCTACTTGCTTAATTGCGAGTAGGCTTTTTGTCGTTATACGCTAATGAAAAAATACGAATTAAAATACACGAAAGGAGAGGACGGAGTTTTCTGTATGTCAACCGTTGAAAATCCAGCAACAAAAACTCAATTAGTCATGTTTGAGTCTCAGGAAGAGGATGCTTTATTTATAAAAATGATGATACCTCACCATGAAGAGGCTTTAAGGATGGCCGAAGAATACGACGGTAAAGTATCTGAAAAACTGCAACTTATAATTAATTCTATCTTAAGCGGTCAAAAAAAAGAAATAGAGGATATGAAGTCTATTATTTCAAATGAAATCAATATGCAATTTCAAGACGATGAAAAGCGTGTGATTTATTCAGTAGCTATGCGTCCAAATATGTTAATTCCAAGAAAAGACATTAACGGTGAGCCTGCAATGGTTTTCTACAGTGAAGAAACAGTAAACGATTTACAGCAAAACTTTTTCAAAAACAATTCTCACAACGGAGCAACGATAAACCATGACAAAAATGTACGTAAGGATATGTACGCTTTTGAAAGTTGGATAGTTCAAGACCCAGAAAAAGACAAAGCCACTTCATTAGGTTTGCAAGTTCAAAAAGGCGATTGGGTAATGGCTCAAAAAGTTGATAACCCAGAAGTTTGGGAAGATATTAAAAAAGGAAAATTAACAGGATTTTCAATTGAAGCATATTTAGAACCAGTATTAACACAAAACGAAATAGAAATGACAAAAGAAGAAGTAGACGCACGTATCAAAGCGGTTATTCAAATGACAGCCGAAGAAGATGCTGCAGCATTAAAGAAAAAAGAGGGAGAAGAGTAACCGGTTATTTTTGCGCCACGTGGAGATCGTCAGTTAATCAAAATTGCGAACAATGCAGTTGGAGCAGCACAACAAATCAACTTCTTAGTTGAAGGTGCTGGAATGAATGAGAAAATTTACTACAACGGAATTTTAATTAATTTTGTTCCTTTGGTTGGATTCAGAATTTTAACCGCTGGTAAATTCTTGAAATTGTTGATGGACTTGACAAGTGATGTTGCGAGTTTAGAAGTTGATAAAGTGGCAAATGGAGCTATGCAACGTTTTATTAAAAATGTTGGTTCAATTGCTACATGGGTAACAAATCAAAGATACATAACTCTTTACAACGGATAGAGAAATGGGACTTACAAACTCCAGAAACATTAGCCGATTAGCTCCCATGAAGGGAGTTAAGGCTATTGGGTTCGCTCCATTTTTAGCGAGTGACCCAGTAATGAACACCGTAACTGGTGTTGTAGATTTGCCGGAAACAATTGCACCTTTGGTTCCTACTGGAACAATTGCAAGAGTTGAAGTAAAAGCTACAGGAAACAATATTGTTGATACTGGCACGTTTGACGAAGCCACAAGAACAAATGAATTTGTTGCAGTAAATACATTTTTTATTCCGGGAGTTGATATTGAATTGAGAAATCAAATTCAAGGCTATGCAGGAATTTTACAAACTATCTTCATTGAAGATTATAACGGTAAAATTTATGTGCAAGGAGCAAAAAACGGTTGCGATGTAATGACTTTAGCAAACGGAACTGACTCACAAGGTTTTTCTGTAACGATAAATTCAAAAGAAGCAGAACCAATGTACATGTTAGCTTCGGCAGCAATT